AGGAAACACAATAATGGAACCTTTTGGTAATATTTCTTTACATTGCAATTTGTGTTTAGATTTATCTCGCATGTGTGGATCATAGTTTCTAAAATCAAATTCTAATTCTCCACCTTCATATTTTGATCCATCTGTTAATTGACAAGTTACAGATAATTTTCTTATTTCATTATTTTTATTGGGTTTTGAACCTGAATCACAATGCCAATTATAATATTGATTTAACTTATATTTTGTAAATTGACATACTTCAAAACCATGCAATTGAAAGTTCCACCCTGCATTTTCATTAGCTTGATGCACATATGGTAAGACCTCCTTATTTATCCAAGTTTCATTTAACCACACTACATTAGAGTTTCTTTTCTTTTTTAAATTTAATATATCTTTTTTTCCTAAATTTTTATTTTCAAAAGGTCCTGTAACACCTAATTGATCTTTTTGTTGTAAAGCAAATTTAATTATTTCATCACAAAATTTGTGTGAAAGCGCAGATTTAAAATACCAGTAATAACAATCTAAGTTCATGGTTTATTTCTAAAAGATAAATTTAAAATACAATTTAATTGTTCTGATTTATTTTTAGCAATGTGATAATTTAATGTTGATGGAAAAAACACAAAATCATTATTATTTAAATTCATTATTTTTGTGCATTCTTTTAGCTTGTGGTTGTCATATCTAATTATAATTTTAACAGAATCTTTTCCAACATTAACTCCATATAAACAAGTGTAGTCAGGAGAATTTTTTACATCCATAGCGTTGTAAGCACGTAAGGGTTCTGATCTTTCTTGTGGAAAGAAAAACATAGACTCACTGCCAAAATTTTCTAAAAAACTTAAATTATGTTTAATTGATAAAAACTCTCTCATGTAGTTTCTTATTTTATCTAATTCTCTACTAAAAGGTGTTTCTTTAAGGTCATCATGAATACCTTGTTTTAACATAGCATAAAATATAATTTCTCTGTTAATATCAAAGTGTTCTGGCATTTTTACATGCCCATAATAAATAGCTGTTTCTGACAGTAGAATCTTTCTCATTTTTATAGAAGTATTATAATACTAAATATCTTTTTCGTCAACAATAACCCAACCTTGAGTATTGTCTGCTTGATGAACAGTTTCGTTCCATTCATATTGCCAACGAGCATTATGACCGTTTTCTAATCTGGATTGATTTTCTGCTAATTGATCAGCAGATAATTCCGGTGGTTCACCGATTGGTGATTTCCATTTTGCAGTTGTTGTATCTTTTACCCAAGAACCATATGGTTGTGGTTCCCAAAAAATTTGATTTGCACTGTCCCAAATAAAACCTATTCCAGCGTAGTTACCTCGGTATGCTTTTGAATTATCACCAGAAGAGTGTTCATTAAATTTTGTATTATAAGAAGTTTTAATCCAAAGATGCGCTGGCCAATTACCACATCTCTCCATAAATGCTTGACCAATAGATTCTTGTTCGTTTCCTTCTGCGTCTTGACAGTCTTTGTCTGCTACAACCACAGTATTTAAAACAATATTTTCTTCAGAAATTTTTGCAAAGTGTGCCATAGTTTTATGCTTGAAATTTGTATCTTATTATTACAACTCCACTTCCTCCTGCTCCTCCTATGGTGTTGTCTGAGTATTGAGCTCCTCCTCCACCACCACCGCCAGTGTTTGTTTGTCCACCGCTGCCGTTAGTATTTCTTCCGCCATTACCGCCGCCTCCAGCGCCTCCATCACCTCGTTGGCCTTTACCGCCGCCACCGCCGCCGCCACCTCTGGCAACAGCAGAACCTGTTATAGATGACGTTGCTCCATCGCCTCCATCACCACCAATTCCATTATTTCCTTGAGAAGACATTCCGCCGCCTCCA